ATTTTTTTAAGCGTGTCGCAATCTGCAGTTATCTCACCCTCATAATGGCGGCTAACGTCCGTGCCAAGCGATAATTCGTAGATGTAGCTGCCGCCAAGGTCGAAGATTATTCCCGTTACTATGCGCTCGTGCTGCTCAACATCGGTCTTTAGATATACCAATTGACCTAAGTCAAATTCCGTGTTCAGCTTACCCATCTATTGAAAAGTGTGTTCGTGAACGCCAAAGATAAGATGAACAACGGGATGTAATGAATGGAAACACCGAACAGAACACACGCCCACAGTCCCCAAACCGATGCCATGCAGGTCGGGCAGGTGATAAGCGGCTTGGCCCACCACTTAGGCAAGTATCCTGCAACTCCCGTTTCACCGTTGCTGTAAGTGTACGCCAATTCATCCGCTGCAATGTGCGCACCTACGCACGCTGCTGAGGTTAGAAGGATAGTTGGTATCAATTGCATGGTGTGAGTGTTTCGTCCGTTCCCGTGACCCAGCCAGTGGCCGTGATGCGATGTTCAAAGGTCACAATGTAACACCAATCGTAAGACGGTGAAGTAAGCCTGTAATGAACACCCGCCACGAATGATGGCATGTCGGCCACTGCGATGGTAAGTGTGCCGTTGCCGTCCGTTGTGCCGTTGGCGTACAGGATAGCGTTGTCGGCCTTGTTCTCAAACCGCAACTCAACGGCCTCTGACGGGTTCAGTCCGTCAACTGTGAAACTGTTGAAACACAGGTTCATCGGTAATGTGCGCTCGCAGGGGTTGCACGGGTTGGTGGGGCAGTAGCTCATTTTATTGTCTTTCGCCAGTTTTTAATGGCCTTTGAATTTACCATGTATCGGAACGCATCCAAGTGGTCTGCTCGCTGTGCCGTCTTGCTCCTGTCCGACTTCTTTATCTTCCCTTCCGCATCGACTTCCACAGTCCGCATATCCCTTCGCAAATTAACGCAACTTTCTCCAATGCGCAGATCTGCAAAATGCCTTAGCGTGTAATTGCAGTCCTCCCTGCTGTTTGCGTGCGTTGGGTTGGGCGGCAGGTCGAACTGGATGGACTTGAGCAGTAGCCGCTGCTGAATGATGCCATACGCGCTCAAGTTGTCACGCCTTGTCATGCTGCGTGTCGTGCCGTTGCGGTCGCCTGTGATGGTGGCCGTCAGTACGTGGTTGCCAAACCTCGCTTTGATGCGGTCACATGCCTCGTCAATAGTTCCTGACGGTATGCTGTCTTCATCGAATATATGCCAGTGCCACCCGTCCTTGTCAAACCAAATGTGCGAATAGATGATGGCGAACGGATCAAGGTTAAAGTCAAAGGATATGTATAGGGGCTTGTCGCGTTGGTATTCGCACGGGGCAAAGTGTACGCGCTCATTCAATTGCGTGAGGAACGGCCTCTCAACGTCAGGTTTGGCATTCCAGTCGCCATAGAGCAGACGGGCGCGGTCATAGTCATCGAGCAACTCCAGCGTGCGCGTGTAGCTGTCCCTTAGCTTCAAGTCGGGGTTGTCTGCAATGGTAAACAGAACCCGTGAGCGGTGCGGTGGCAGGTCGATAAATGTACCCTGCTCATCCATGACGTAACGGGATTTGATCCAACTGTCGGACGGGTTGCCCGTGAGTAGCAGTTCGGGCGTTATGCCGTTACGTTCGTGATTGTATCGCAAGCGTGACAGCAACACCTGCGCGGCCCGTTCATCCACCTCAGGAGCCTCATCTATGAACCCGTCCGTGTACTCCGTTGACCCAAACCTGTTATAGTCAGGGTCTGAAGGTTGGTAACTCATGTGCCTAAAATGCTGTTCACTTCCGTTCTGATAGTATATGGTATGCTCCTGCGCGTTGTAACGGTAGTGAACATTCGACTCATACCCCATTGCCTTTAGCACCGTGAAGTATGTTTTCATCGTGCTGTCCCTTAGCGCGGTGTAGTCCCGCCTACCGATGAACCCTCGCGTGTCTGCGTAGGTCGTGCGCCTGTAGATCTGACGCAAACAGCCAAGCCATGACTTTCCTCCGCCAGCACCCCCTCCCGCGAACACCTCGACAACGTGCGACTGCTCAAGTAGTCGCCACGCCTGCGTCTGTTTGGCCGATAGCTTTAGATGGCTCATTCATCGGATAGCTGAATGACTGGAGACGGAAAATCGGTGATGGTGACGGTGTTGTCAACTGCCTGCCTCGGCTTGCCGTATCCCCTATCAAGTAGAATCTCTGCCGCCCGTAGGTTGCCTTGTGCCGCCATCTGCCTCAGCTTCTTAAGTATGGCCTCCGCTGCTGTGATACCATCCTTCTCCTCGCCCAGTACGTCAGCAAGCAGCTTGTCCAACTGGGGCAACTTCTTAGGTCGCCCGTTGGGGTTTGGGCTTGGCCCTCCCTTTGGCGGTCGCACAAGGTTTTCGGGTGTACCTCCTTTGCGTGGCATTCGTTGTTTATTCGTTGTTTTTGAGCGGCAAGGTCGAATCGAACGCCCCCTCTTGACTGGAAGTCAAATGCTCTCCCTTGTGAGCTACTGCCGCGTGTTTCTTTGGGTATGGTTTTGCCAATGACTGGCACAAAGGTACTAATGACTTATCTAATGGGTAAATGTATCTGTGCTTGTTTGTGTTTGTAACCCTTTCAAGCCCGTCATTATAATGCTTTATTTTACCCATCTCTTTCATCTTTGCGGCTGTTCGTGAATGAATCATTTTCCCGTTTTTATCCTTAAAGAATGGACGAGATGGAGTTATCTCCCCCTCATAAACCCAATTCATTGCCTGATATATAACGCCATAGTGTTCTTGCCCAGTATCCGCATAACTGATAAGAATTTTACATATTGGGTTGTGCTTTTTGAATAACTTAATAGCCAGTGCAACAACTTTTGTGGTCACTCCGTGCTTGCCATTTAACGCTACACGTATAAGTTCAGCAAACTCACCAATAACTAATCCGTATGGCTTGCCCCCATTTCTTGATCCTCTGTTAAATAAAATAACCCCGCAAAACTCATTATTATCATTGAAAACGGAGTATCCTACAGATGCGTATGGCACTGCCTTAGCATAATGAAAATTCATGCAAGCATAAGATATTGCTTTACCTGATGCCTTTTCAAGTCTCATATCTCCCCCGCACTAACTGAAAAATACGCGCCTTGGTATTTCCTATCAATCAATTCCTGAATATCAATTTCTGCCTTCTGCAACTGCTCAGGACTAGTGAATGTGATTTTCATTGATGCGGGTTTGTTTTTTTCATCCCCTATCAAATCATCTCCAGTAGGTTCTTCTTCAAACATCGGCACATCCACCCCCCACTCACTCAACTGTTCCGCGTCCCATTCATTCGCGAGGTCATCGTAATTCCATTCACCGAATGAGGCGTTGTCCTTAATGGTGAACTCTAAACGCTTTTCCTCTGTCCAGTCATCGGCCAGCACTACCCATGAATCAGGCACGTCCTTCATTCCCAGTTCTTGAATGGCACGTAGTCGCATATTGCCGCCCAATGGGAATAGCTTGCCATCAACGTCCGTAACGCATACCATCGGACGTTTCTCCATCATCTCAGGGAACGAACGCAGCGACTCGACCAGCTTCTTAAACTTGTCATCTCGGATGATGCGCGGGTTCTTTGGGTTGGCCTTTAGCTGTGATAGTTTCATCTCGTTGGCCTTTTCTGTTTTTTTGGTTTGGAATAGCTCACGCGTTCACGAATTTGTCGTTCAACAGTTCGTGGCTAAGGTACTTGCTGCCCATCTTCTTGACGTGCGTGTCGTATAGCCGCTTCCACGTCCCAACTGTGAGCGACCTGCTGCCACCGTTACCGTACAAAGATAGCAAGTAATACCCGTTCACCACGGCATCAACAGACTTGCGGTTGCTTTTGTTGCCGAAAAAGATAGGGTGGCGTTCGGTGTTGAGCGTCTTGAGGTCAAGACCCAACTTCGCCAGCACACCCGTGTACATAAGTTCATCAGGTATTGCACCGCCCCATTGGTGAGTAAGAAGATGTTTCGGAAATCCTTTGGTCTGATGCCACTTCAGATGAGCCTGCATCGCGTCCGCTTCTTTTGACCGCTCAAAGTACGCCCAACTCGTTTGCGTGGCGTACAGGGTCGGGTTATCGCGTTTGACATTGAACTGCTCTATTGTGTCCTTCTGACTGGCCCAAATGAGGTAGTTGATGCGGTCGCCTACTTTGCCCTTTCCGACCATCTCACAGTTGAATGGCGTACCGTTCAGCACATCCAGCATGGGCGTAATGTCTGCCAGTGCCAGCGCGTCAACGTCAAGGTATAGCATCTTGTCCATGCCCGCTTTGATGCCTAACTCGTAGATGTGGCACTTGGCTTTGCAGGGATCAATCTTGCCACGGGCATTGGTGTAGTACTCTTTGCCAAGTGTCAGCAGTTGAGTCAGGTTCTCCCTTCCAATAATGCCATGCAACTCGTTAGGCGCATAGCAGATGATTGGCAGGTCGGCCGCGTAATGCCGCAAAGAAAGGGCGAGGTTGCGAGCCATAAGCCCGTAACC